CGACGTCGGCCAGGACGTACCGCGCGCAGCCTTACCTGGCCGTAACCGACGACATTTCGACCCTGACCGGTCTGGTCGTCAAAACGGACACCTCAGCCGACGGCAGTTTCGACCAAACGTGGGCGTCGACCGACTACCAGGTCGAACCGTTGAACAATCTCGCCAAAGGGCGCGCCGTGTTCGACCTGCGGGCGGTCGGCGACTACCTGTTCCCGGTGTACGGCGACGGCCTCGCCGCCGTCGAGGTCACCGCGAAATGGGGGTGGCCGTCCGTACCCGACGCCGTCAAACAAGCCGCCCTCATGTACTCCAGCCGCCTCTATGGCCGCAAGGCCAGCCCGATGGGAGTCATCGGTGTGGGCGACTTCGGCCCGGTACGGATCTCGCGGTCCGATCCAGACATCGCGCACCTGCTGATGGACTACCGGCGCCCCGGCATCGCCTGATGGCCGACATAGCGGCGATCCGGTCCGGGTTGAAAACCCGTCTGGCGACCAGCTCGACGTTCGTTCAGATAGCCGCCACGATGCCGGACACGGTGTCGCCGCCATGCGCCGTCATCGACATTGAAGGAGTCACCTACCATCAGGCGTTCGGCAACGGCTTGGAGATGCTCACGTTCCAGGTGACCGTCATCGCGCAGCGGTTCGACACCGCGGCGAATCAGGCGCTGCTCGACGGGCTGATCTCAGGCTCCGGGTCGGTGCGTGCCCTCATAGAGGGCGACGTCACCCTGGGCGGCGCCTGTAGCACCTGTCAGGTGACGCAGATGACGAACCACGGGCTACTACCCATCAACGAAACCGACTACATCGGAGCAAACTTTCAAGTGGAGGTCTACGCGTAATGCCAACCAAGAAGAAGGAATACACCGTCGTCGGCAATCATTGTGTGGCCGGCCACGAACCTGGGGAAACGTTCTCGTCTGACATGTCGGACGAGCAGGCCCAGCAACTCATCGACGGCGGTCACCTGACCGCCGGCAAGCGCCCAGAGGAGGGCTAATAACATGGCTGAACTAATCGGGGGCGCTGCGGCTGTTTTGACAATCAACAGCGTCGACCTCTCAGACCACATGACGTCAGCGTCGTTGGAACAAAATTTTGACGACGTCGAGACCACAGCGTTCGGCGACACAGTCAGGACGCGCATCGCGGGCCTCGGCGACGCGACGCTAAACGTCACCTTCAACCAGGACTACGCCGCCAGCGAGGTCGATGCGACGCTGAACGGCCTCGTCGGCACGACGACCGCGTTCGTTTTCAAGGCGACCGGCGCGTCGGTCAGCGCCACCAACCCCTCTTACGCCGGCAGTGTGCTCGTCACCCAGTACACCCCCATGTCGGCCGAGATCGGGGCGCTGTCGACGCTGAGTTGCTCCTGGCCCGTAACGGGCGCCATCACCCGCGCAACGTCATAACCCGAACAGAGGGGCATCATGAAAAACAGCATGAAGATCAGCCTGCGCGTCGTCCACGACGGTGCCGAACGGCTCCTGGTCGCCGGCCCTGCCGCCATAGTCGCGTTCGAGCGGCACTGGTCGCTGGGGATCGGGAAGGCCATGTCGGAGGTCCGCGTCGAGCATCTCGCGTGGCTGGCGCATCGTGCCGCATGGCAGGAGGCGCAGGCCGGCAACGGCCCGGCGGTGAAGCCGTTCGACGCGTGGCTCGACGCCCTCGACGACATCGAGGCGGTCGGCGAGGACGACGCGGTCCCTTTGGATGGGACGCCCTGACCGTCCAGGTCGCCGCTCTGGCGATCAGGACGGGCATCGGCCCCATGCAGCTGATCGAATGCCCGCCGGAGGTGTTGAGCGCCCTTTACCGGGTACTCGAGTTCCAGGCTGACGAGCAGGAGAAAGCGAGAACGAGGCGCTGATGGCACGAACCCCGATAGAGAGGAAATCCGGGGTAGCCATCGAGATGTTCGGCATGGACGACTTCCTGCGGGATCTGCGACGCGCACCTGCGGAAACCCGCAGGGCGGTAAGCCACGGCTCGAGGGAGATTGCTAAAACGGTGCTGGTGCAGATGAAACTACGCAGCCGAACAGTTTTCCACGCCGCCCAGTACCAGACGATCGTCCCGTCGCTGAAAACGCCGGTCGGGCCAGTTCCGAAGATACAAGGCGGCGGTGCCAGCCCGAAGGCTGCCGTGTCCCGCCGCAAGAACAGGCCGGCCCCCGGCGCAATCTTTTTCGGTGTCGAGTTCGGCGGCGGCCGCAAGTCGACCACCCGCCAGTTCCCCCACCATCGCGGCCGTAAGGGTTACGTCCTTTATCCGACGATCATCAAAATGCGGGGATTCATCCAGAAGGAATATACGAAACAGATCGAGGACGTTCTGAAAGGATTGGCCCGCTAATGGCAGTAAGGACGTTCACGGCGAACTTCGTTGGGCGCACGACCAACCTCGAGAAGTCGTTCAAGCGGGTTGCCAAGGGTTCGTCGTTGATGAGCGACAAGCTGATGAAGGCGACGCGTATGGCCGGCATCGGGTTCGGCGCGCTCGCCGGTGTCGCTGTCGGTGCGGCTGCGGCCCTGAAACCGATGATCGACAAAGCCGCGTCGATGGAAGAATCCCTGAGCAAGAACCGCGTAGTTTTCGGCGAATCGTCGAAAGCGATCGAAGCTTTCGCGGAAACGTCGCTGCATAGTTTCGGCGTCACCGAACGCGCCGCCCTGGAAGCCACCGGCGTGATCGGGACGCTCGGCACCGCTATGGGGATGACCGCCTCCGATTCGGCTGAAATGGCGACGACGCTGGTCGGCCTCGCCGGCGACATGTCGTCGTTCAATGACGCGTCTGTCGAGGAAACGCTGACAGCGATCCAGGCCGGCCTCCGCGGCGAGGCTGAACCGTTGCGCCGGTTCGGTGTGCTGCTCGACGCTGCCACCCTGAAAGCCAAGGCGCTCGAACAGGGGATCATCACCAGCACGAAGGACGCGCTGACGCCGCAGCAGAAGGCGCTGGCCGCCTACGCGGTGATCCTGGAGCAGACGACCGTCCAGATGGGCGATTTTGAGCGGACAGCCGATTCGGCCACGAACCAGTCGAAGCTTCTCGCCGGCGAATGGGACGCTATCCAGACACAGATCGGCACCGCGCTGCTGCCGGCGTTCACAGCCGTCGTTACACACCTAAACGACGAAGTGATGCCGTCGCTCCGCGAGTTCTTCGAGGATCCTGGGTGGGCGGCCCTGGGCGAGCTGGCCGGCGAAGCAATCACCTCCGAGTTCTCTAAAAAAACGGTAGCCGTGTTCGAGGACGGCACATCATGGTTTATAAATCCGATCGGTTCAGCCATCCAGACAGGTATACCGGTTATTGGCAACTACTTCTTCGGAGCCGGCACCGATGCCCGAACGTCGTTTCAGCGCGGCATCGACGCCGCCGAGGGCAGTGAACTGGGGCGACTGAACCCGGACTGGGATCGCGGCGACTGGGAAACAGCCGGTAGCGCCGCCGGCGCGGTGTTCTACGGTGCCGCCGGCGCAATGGTCCCGTCGCCCCTGATCCCGCCGGGTGCCGGCGTCGTGCCGCCCGCTGGGCCGCCCATCTTCGGGCCGCCAGGAACGCCTCCTGGCGCGGGCGGTGGCTTCGTGCCGCCGGCCGGTCCTCCGACGGGTGGGCCACCCGGCACATATTCGGAGTTCTCGCCGCCATCGTTCACGACCGGCGACGAGCTGGACGCGTTCTACGCGACGCTGGGGATCACACCGTCGACACCGCCGGCAGGGTCGGGCCATCCCGCCGGCCCGACGGTCAACGTCGTCGTCAACGGTGTCGTGTCCGGTCAGGAAGTGGTCGACGCGATCGGTAAATACGTCGACGGCAACGGCCCGCTCCCGCCGCACTGGCAGCAGGGCGCCAACTAGCCGATGGCCTCGCCGACGTTCCTGGTGCAAATACACCTCGACGGGTCGTTCCGCGACGTCACCGCCGACGTTCGCGCCATCAACATCAACGTCGGCCGCCAACGCGTCCTCGACACGTTCACGGCCGGCACCGCCCGCATCGCCCTGAACAACGACGACGCGAAATACGGCCCCCTGTCGGGCGGCACCTACTCCGACGCCCAGTGGATAAACAGCGAAGTTCGCGTCCTCGTCTACCTCAACTCGGCGGCGCAACCGACACCGCTGTTCCGCGGCCTGTGCGACGACATCGACGTCGTGTTCCCCGACTCGAAAAGCAGCGTTCTCCAGGTCAAGGCCAGCGACGGCCTGTCGAAGCTGGCCCGCACCGAGCTGGTCGACGACATCAACGGCGTGACCGGTAACGCGACGTTCGCCGAGCAGGTCGGTTCGGCGCGCTTCACCGCCGTGCTGGACAACGCCCAGGTCGACTACCCGGACGAATCCAGCCCTGTGGACCGCGCTGTGGACACCTCGGAGGTGACGATGGCGGCCGAAACTGTGGCGCGCCTCCAAACGTCGACGTACCTGGCGCGCCTCGCCCAGTCCGAGGACGGCGCCATCTACTGCCGGCACGGCATCCCCGGCGGCGCCGCGGCGGCGTCGACGTACCGCGGGAACGTCCTGACCTACAAGAAACGGTTCGCGTCGTCCACGGCGACCGGGTTGACGTTCGGCGGCACATCTGGCGCCGAATCACAGCGCCCCGACTTCACGAAAACGACTGTGCAGTTCGGCAGCGAGCTGCTCTACACCAGGGGGATCTACGCCGGGTCGACCGGCGACGACCAGACCTACGACGAGAACGTCATCGGTCAGCCCGCCTACGGCATCAGAACCATCGTGCGCCGCAACCTGTTGAACCTGAACAACGCCGACGTTCTGGCGGCCTGCAAGAACTTCGTGGCCCTGCATTCGACGCCGGTGCTAAGGATTTCGTCGATGGACTGCAAGCCGCGCGCCATGACCGACGCGCAGGCCGAAAAGGTGGCGAAGCTCGGCGTGTGGGACGGCGTGTCGATCCAGTTCCAACCGGCCGGCGCCAGCGTCGCCCTCCTGGAAACGGTCCGGATCGAAGGCGTCAGGCACGACATCACACCGGGCGACTGGACGATGCGCCTCACGACGTCGGGTTCCGGCGCTTCGCAGTTCTTTATCCTAGATTCGACGATCGACGGGCTGCTCGACGAGAACAAGCTCGCCCCTTAGGAGACAAACATGGCCCAGCAGACTTTCGCCGGGGTGCCGGCAGCGTTCACAGCCGGCGAGGTGCTGTCCAGCGCCGACCAGAACCTGCTACGGAACTACCTGATAGCACAGATCAAGGAGGGCCAGACCGGCGACACCGGCGAGGTACTCCCCATGATCATGGACCTGACGAATAACCGGATCGTGCTGGACAGCGGCGGCCTCGAGTTTTCCGACGGGTCGACGCAGACCGTCGCCGCGAGTTCCGACCCGGCCGACATGAACCTCATCGTCGGCCTCGAAATGTTCCTCTAGGGAGAACCCACCATGGCCACCTATTCCAAAGAACTCCTGTCGGCGTCGACAAACGGCAAAGGCATCCTCGTCGCGGCGACCGCGACCGCCGGCACGCTCATACACACCGCCGTATCCGGTACGACCGACCTCGAGGAGGTGTGGCTGTACGCCGTGAACGCCCACAGCGCCGACATCAAGCTGACGCTCGAATGGGGCGAAGCGACCGAACCGACCGGCAACATCGAACAGACCGTCCCGACAGAATCGGGCCTAATGCTGCTCGTCCCAGGGCTGCTTCTCCAGAACGGCTTGACGATCAAAGCGTTCGCCGGCACAGCGAACGAGGTCGTCATTCACGGCTACGTGAACAAGATCGACAAGTGAGCCTCCGGTATGGGGCGCGCAGCCGCCCCGCGACGATGGTTTCGACCTGGCTGAACGGCCTCGACGGTTCGACCGTGCAGCATTCGGGCTACTTCTGCAGCGGCGGCGCGTTCACGACGGTAAACAGGTTCACGTTCGTCGACGATGCCAGGTCGACGCTCGCCACCGGCCTGTCGGCGAACAGCGACTCAGGCGCAGGCATGGCCGATAGCAACGTCGCCGGCTATGTCGCCATCGGCGTCGAGGGTGCGGGCCGGGTCGACACGGTCGACAAGTTCGCGGCGTCCACCGACGCACGGTCGACGCTCGGCAACGGCCTGTCGGCCGCCAGGTACAGCGAAGGCGCTATGGCGAACAGTGGGACCGCCGGCTACTTCGGCGGCGGGAAGGAAGCGGCGAACGTGTCGACGGTCGACAAGTTCGCCTTTCCCGGCGATGGCCGCACGACGCTCGGCACGGGCCTGTCGATAGCGAGACAGTGGCTGTCGGGCATGGCGAACTCCGGGACCGCCGGCTATTTCGGCGGCGGGTACCCGCCTGTGCGATCCACGGTCGACAAGTTCGCGTTCTCCGACGATTCACGGTCGACGCTCGGCACGGGCCTGTCCGCGGCTAGGTCGAGCGCGGCCGCTATGGCGAACAGCGGCACCGCGGGGTATTTCTGCGGCGGCTGGACCGGCTCGAACGTCAACACGGTCGACAAGTTCGCGTTCTCCGACGATTCACGGTCGACGCTCGGCACGGGACTTTCCTATGACGGCAACGGACCGGGCGGCATGGCGAACTCCGGGACCGCCGGCTACGTCGGCGGCGGCGACGACGGCGGCAACGTCACCACGGTCGACAAGTTCGCGTTCTCCGACGATTC